GGTTGCAGATGATGCTAACTTTCCTACAGGTGTATGGAAACATATGGTTATGACTGCTGATTTTAATACCAGTATCAGTGATGGTTTAAAATTGTATATGAATAATGTATTAGAAGACACTGGAAATATAAGTGATTTTAGTGGAGCTTCTGGTGAAATGAATATGACTGGAGATTTTACTATTGGGAATTTTAAACACGCATCTTCTTGGGGTTCTAAGTATGCAAATATTAGTGCTTCGATAGTTAGAGTTTATGTTGATAAGGCATTAACAGCATCCGAAGTTGCTCAACATTGGAATCATGAGAAGGAGAGACACGGATTATCATAAATAAGTTATAGTTAAGTATATTTGAGTATAATGGCAAGGACTTTGATTTTAGGAGCGGAAGCGGCTTGTCCTACAACTACTGGAGCTGCCACTAGTTTTAGTGAAGCATCAGCTGTTCGTGTAGTCAATACCGATTCTAGTGCTCATTTGGTAACTGTAGTAGAAACTAGAAGTGGAACTGTAAAGGGTTCTTTTACACTTCCAGCTAATGCAATAGAAGTAATTGAAAAACAATACAGTCATTGTGTTTTTGCCGCAAATGCTGGTGTGAAAGGTGCAAAAGTAGGATTAACTAATTAAAAAAATGAAACTTATCAGAGAAGAAATCGAAAATGTAGAGGTTATCGTTGAAGAACGCAACGGTAAAAAGAGCCTTTATATTGAAGGTGTTTTCCTTCAAGGCGATATTAAAAATCGTAATGGTAGAATGTATCCTGCAGGAACTCTTGCAAAAGAAGTTTCAAGATACAATGAAGCCTTTGTGAATAAAGGTCGTGCATTAGGAGAATTGGGACATCCCGATGGCCCTACTGTTAACCTCGACAGAGTTTCACATAAGATTACTTCTTTGAGGCAAGAAGGTGCTAATTTTGTTGGTCGTGCTAAAATTTTGAATACACCTATGGGTAGTATTGCTAAGAATCTCCTTGATGAAGGAGTTAAACTTGGTGTTTCTTCTCGTGGTGTTGGTTCAGTTAGTATGAACAATGAAGGTGTTAATGTTGTGGGTGAAGACTTTATGTTAGCAACCGCAGCTGATATAGTTGCAGATCCTTCAGCTCCAGATGCATTCGTGGATGGCATTATGGAAGGAAAGGATTGGATTTGGGACGGAGGAGTCCTAAGAGAAAAGTTTGCAACAAAAACATATAAACAAATTAATACTCTTGCAAGTTCACGTGAGCTTCAAGAAAATAAATTAAAGTTATTTAAAGAGTTCTTAGGAAATCTTTAATTTATAACTTTTCTAAATAATAAAAGATTCCACAAGTATAAAGTCTTAAATTCGGAGAGCTAAAACAATGTCCGTTGGTAAAAATTTACAAGAAATGGAAGTAGGCACTGTGCAATCCAAGACTGCTGTTAATTCAAAAGCAGCGGCTGGAGACGCAGCCCTTCCTAAAGCAGGTCAAAATGCCTCTGGTGTAATAACACCTGGCAATTCTGCTGAAGTGGAGGATCTCGGCGGACCTACTCCCGATAACTACAAGACCGATGATGATTCGGCTAAGTTAAACACACCTGGCAAAACACTTGCTAAAGTAAGCAACGTTGTTAATAAAGGTGCTAAGTCAGCAGTTAAATCTGGTGATGTTCAACCTGAATCTGTCGAACCAGATGAGTCTAAAGAGGTAGTTGCAGAAGAGGAGCAAGTGGCAGAAGTCACCGAAACACCTGAACTCGATATCGAGCAGGATATGTCTGCGTTATTCTCTGGAGAAGAACTTTCAGAAGAGTTCCAAAGCAAAGCAAGAACAATCTTTGAAGCTGCAATAAACTCAAAGGTTGCTGAAATTGCTGAGGGTCTTAAGAAAGAAAACGAAGAAAAGATTGGCGAGGAAATTGAATCCGTCAAGTCTGCTCTCGTAGAAAGAGTTGATTCTTATCTTGAGTACGTCGCTGATGAGTGGCTCAAGGAGAATACAATTGCTGTTGAGCATGGATTAAAGTCTGAGATGACTGAATCCTTCCTTGGTGGCATGAAAAAGCTATTTGAAGAACATTATGTATCCATCCCTGAAGAAAAATATGATGTCGTCGAGAATATGGTCAACAAGCTTGATGAAATGGAGACCAAACTCAATGAGCAAATTGAGAAGAATGTAAACCTAAACAAGAGACTCTCTGAGTCTACTGCAGATGGTATTATCTCTTCTGTGGCTGAAGGTCTTGCCTTAAGTCAGAAAGAAAAGCTCACGACACTTGCTGAGAGTGTTGAGTTTGAAAGTGAAGAATCATATCGTGAAAAACTGGAGACTCTAAAGGAGTCATACTTTGGTCAGAGTGTTCAGAAAGAGACCTCAGAAGAAGTGTTAAGTGAAGAAGCACAGGCCCAGAATTATACTGGTGCAATGGCTCAATACATGAATGCTTTGAATAAGGTCCAGAAGTGAATTTAATATTATAATCAAACGTAAACACCCATTTATAGGAAATAGCAAATGTTCGATTCAGAACAGTTGCAGGAAAAGTGGAAGCCCCTTCTAGAGCATGAAGGTCTTGAGAATATCAAGGATCCTCATAGAAGAGCGACAACCGCTGTACTGCTAGAAAACCAAGAGCGCTTTATGCGTGAAGAGAGAGAATTTTTATACGAAGGTTCTCCAAGTAACTTGAACGAAATCACTAACGCAGGTAATGCTGCTGGTGCTGGTGGCGGATTCGGTGCTGGTGCAACAGCTGCTGGTCCTACTGCAGGTTTCGATCCAGTTCTAATAAGTTTAATTCGTCGTTCAATGCCTAATCTTTTGGCATACGACATTTGTGGCGTACAACCAATGAACGGACCAACAGGTCTGATCTTTGCGATGCGTTCACGCTACACAAATCAGAGTGGAACAGAGTCGTTCTACGATGAAGTAGATTCAGCATTCTCTGGACAGGATGTTGGACAAGACCTAACTGGTGGAATTACAGACCGTAATGCTGGTTTTGGTACTACTGGTCCTCAGCAGGGAACTAACCCATCTGTACTCGGATCTGGAGACGTTGCTCAGGCATTGTACTCTGTTGGTCAGGGTATGAATACTGGTGATGCAGAAGCTCTTGACGGTTCAGGCGCTAATGCCTTCCGTGAGATGGCATTCAGCATCGAGAAAGTAACAGTTACTGCTAAGTCTCGTGCGTTAAAGGCTGAGTATTCACTAGAACTTGCTCAAGACCTCAAAGCAATCCACGGATTGAACGCTGAGGCTGAGTTAGCGAATATTCTTTCTACAGAGATCCTCGCTGAAATCAACAGAGAAGTTGTTCGTACTATCTACAAGGTTGCTGAGTCTGGTGCTCAAGCTAATACCGCAACCGCAGGTACATTCGACTTAGACGTTGACAGTAATGGTCGTTGGTCAGTTGAGAAGTTCAAAGGACTACTCTTCCAGATCGAAAGAGATGCTAACGCTGTTGCACAAAGAACTCGTCGTGGAAAGGGTAACATCATCGTTACTTCTGCTGACGTTGCTTCTGCATTAACAATGGCTGGTGTACTTGATTACACACCTGCACTTAATGCTAACTTGAACGTTGATGACACTGGTAACACATTTGCTGGTACAATCAATGGTAAGTATCGTGTATACATCGATCCTTATGCTGCTTCAGGTGGCGGTGAGGCTAATCACTTCTACGTAGTTGGATATAAGGGATCTTCTCCTTATGACGCTGGACTATTCTATTGTCCTTACGTGCCTCTACAAATGGTCCGTGCTGTGGGAGAGAACTCCTTCCAGCCTAAGATCGGCTTCAAGACCAGATATGGTATGGTTGCCAACCCATTTGCTGAAGGAACAACTCAGGGATTAGGAGCTCTTACAAAGAACGCTAACCGTTACTACAGAAGAGTTAAGGTTACTAACCTAATGTAAAAAGAAAGGATATAATTCCTTTATTCAAAGACCTCCTCTTGCAGGAGGTCTTTTTTTGTGTTATAATAATAGAACATATCAAATTAAAAATGCAATTGAATGGAATAAGTTCCAAGCGAGGTATAATTAATTATGGCATACATTTATAAAATTACAAACATACTTAATGATAAAGGGTATGTAGGTAGAACAGAAAAGGATCCCCAAGAAAGATTTAAAAATCATATATATGCAGCACACTCAAACGGTCCTATGGTTATATCAAGGGCTATTCGTAAACATGGAGAAGAAAATTTTAAATTTGAAGTCCTTGAAGAATGTTCAGTAGAAGATCAATATATTAGAGAATCTCAATTAATTGAAAAATATGATACTTATCATAATGGTTATAATTCTTCATTAGGTGGGGAAGGTGCTGGTGTAGGAATTAAAAGAGAAAGAGGTGCAGTTCATCCTCATGCCAAAGCAGTTGATTGTTATGATTTAGAAGGTAAATATCTCTGTACTTATGATAGTCAGGGAGAAGCATCATGGGAAACTGGTAGATCCACTGATACTCAATGTATTAATTTCTGTATTAAGGGAAAAACATTTCAAGCATTTGGGCATCGTTGGACTTGGAAAGATGAACCTTTAAAGGAAGTTAATAATAGAATTAATAAAAGAGGTAAAGTATATGGAGTGCATCTAGAATCTGGTCGTAAAAAAATGTGGAAATCACAAGCAGATGCAGCTAAAGAAATTCATGGTGATAGAAAAGATAATAGTGATATACATCACGCAATGAACAGAAATGATAAAAAAAATAAAACTAAAATTAAAGTAAAAGGATGGTATATGTTTAGAGATAGGAAAATTGCATTAGGAGATTGGAAACCTACTGAACGAAGGAAATTCACTCATGAACAAGCAGTAGCTGCTGGTAAATTAGCTAAAGGAATACCTAAACCAACATTTTGGAAACCAATTAAGGGAGTTAATATTGAAACTGGAGAAATTGTTCGATTTAATCATGCAGGAGAAGCAGTAAAAAAATTAAGAAGTGATGATTGTAAAATAGGTCAAAGTGGGATACTTGCAAATATAAAAAGAATGAAACAGGGTAAATTATACTACTATAATGGAAAAACAAAAAACCAATATAATCATGCTGGATATAGATGGTATTATGATAACTGACTTTATGATTTAGAGACCTCCTTCGGGAGGTCTCTTTTTGTCTAAATATTTGTGAAGAAATATTACGAAAGATGTTTGATTATTTTGAGACGTTTAAAATGGTTTTAATGATACTTAGTGGTGTTGGTATATTCACTACTTTTTGGATGACTATGATGTATTATATGATTGATGAGTGATAAATAAAAGAAAATATGTATAATGGCTATTAATCCATCTTTACAACAGGTATCAAATAGAAATTTTCTATCACCTGTTGGTTTTAAATTGAAAATCAATAAATGCCCAAAGGTAGATTTTTTATCAACCAGAGCTAATTTGCCAGGCATAACATTAGGTACTGCAGTACAACCAACTCCATATAAAGATTTGGATATACCAGGCGATAAACTAGTTTACGATGAATTTCGTATTAGTTTTATTGTTGATGAAGAGATGACTAATTATAATGAAATATATAAATGGATGATTGGTTTGGGATATCCTAATAGTCAAAAAGACTTTACTGATATGAAGAAAGAAGATATATTTTATCCTGGCATTGCAGAAAAAGATAATCCATATGCAGAATATTCTGATGGTACGTTACAAATATTAAATAGTAACCTAAGACCACAATCTTATGTTAAACTAGAAGGGTTATTCCCTGTTAGTTTATCTGCCTTAGATTTTGACGCAACTAATACAGATATAAATTACTTTACAGCACAGGTACTATTTAAGTATCAAATTTTCCAACTATTAGATAAAGACTTCAAAGAAGTATGAACCTTGAGACAATTCAATCAATGTGGGAGAAAGATTCCCAGATTGATCCTGATGAATTGCATACCGCTTCATTGGTGGTGCCTTCATTACATGCAAAATATTATCAACTCTTTAATGATCTGAGACTTCTCCGAGCAAAAGCTAAGAAGATATATCAATCAGTTCTGCAAGAAAGATACTTATACTATTCTGGTAAAGCAGAACCAGAAGTATATGAAAAAGAACCATTTCATTATAAAGTAAGGGAGAAAGATGCAATACAAAGATATCTTGATGCAGATAAAAGACTAACAGATGCTGAACTTAAAGTTGAGTACTATGATACTATGATAGATTATCTTGAGAATATTATAAAGACTGTTCAGAACAGAACATTTCAAATTAAGAATGCTATTGAATGGCAAAAATTCATTCGTGGATACGACTAAATACTTGGGATTGATATAATATGAATGGCACATTTGACTATATCAAAAAAGAATGAAGTCTATTTAAAAATTGATTCAGAAGAACCTCATGTGTATTATGAGTTATCGGATGCATTTACATTCGAGGTTCCTGGCGCAAAATTCATGCCTCAGTATCGTAGTAAATATTGGGATGGAAAAATTCGTTTGTTTAATCAATCGAATGGAGAAATCTATGTTGGACTGTTAGATAAAGTTATATCATTTTGTAAAAGATCTGATTATGAATATGAATTTTTAGATAGTGAATTTTATGGTACACCTTTTGAGGAGAATGCATTTATATCTCCAGAAGGTGTTAAAGATTATATGAATGCAATTACCAAATATAAACCTAGGCCATATCAAATATCTGGTGTGCATGATGCATTAAAATATAATCGCAAACTTTTAATATCTCCTACAGCCTCTGGAAAATCTTTAATGATATATTCCATTGTAAGATATATGGTAGATAAAAAAGAAGATGTATTATTGGTTGTTCCTACAACTTCTCTTGTAGAACAAATGTATAAAGATTTTATAGATTATGGATGGGATTCTAAAAAATATTGTCATAGAATATATGCTGGTAAAGATAAAGATATAATAATGCCAGTAACTATTACTACTTGGCAATCCATTTATAAATTAGATAAGAAATTTTTTAGAAGATTTGGATGTGTAATAGGTGATGAAGCTCATTTGTTTAAATCCAAATCACTTATTAGTATTATGACAAAAATGCATGATGCAAAATATAGGTTTGGATTTACTGGAACATTAGATGGTACACAAACTCATAAGTGGGTCTTAGAAGGATTATTTGGCCCTGCATATAAAATAATTCGTACAGATGAATTAATGGAAAAAGGTCATCTTGCAAAGTTAGATATTAAAATTCTTTTATTAAAACATGATTCACAAAAATTTGATACGTATGAAGATGAAGTACAATTTATTATTCAAAATGAAAAACGTAATAATTTTATTAAAAATCTTACTTTAGATTTAAAAGGCAATACGTTATTATTATACAGTAGAGTAGAAACCCACGGAGAGATACTTTTCAATTTAATAAATAATTCTGTAAAGGAACGTAAAGTTTTCTTTGTTCATGGTGGTGTAGCTGCAGATGAACGAGAAGAAATACGAGAAATTACTGAAAGAGAATCAAACGCTATTGTAGTTGCATCTTATGGAACTTTCTCCACAGGCATTAATATTAAAAACTTACATAACGTCATTTTTGCTTCTCCTTCCAAGTCTAGAATTAGGAATCTACAGTCAATCGGTAGAGTCTTAAGAAAAGGAAACACAAAAACTAAAGCTACTCTTTACGATATTGCTGATGACACTACTTCTGGAACAAGAAAAAATTATACTCTTAATCATCTTATAGAAAGAGTTAAAATATATAACGAAGAAAATTTTAATTATGAAATAGTTCCTATTAACATGAGGCTAAAATGATCAAATATGCAATACTAAAATTAATTACTGGTGAAGAAATATTTGCCCAAATAGAAGAATTTGAAGAAGAAAGTGAAGAACTAATTCTTATGGATCCTTGTATTATTAGAGAAGTACCAAATAATAGAAAAGGTCCATTTGCATTATATAAAATAGATCCTTGGTTAGAACTCAGTAAGGAACATATTTTTTGTATAAAAATGAAACATATTGTTTATTGGTCAAGGACAAATGATAAAGAAAAAATATCTACTTATAAGAGATGGCTAAAAACTATAAATAAGAAGAATGAAACTAACGCTGGCCGAGTAGGTATTTCTACATCTCTAGGATTAATTTGTACTGTTACCCAAACTAGAGAATCTCTAGAGAATTTATTTAAAAGTTCTTAAAGCTATCCCTCGAACTCTGACAGAGTTATTGTACTGATATTCTTACCGCTTGTCAAGCGCATGAAGAAATGTTATAATATGGACATGGTTATGAAATAACTCTTATGTATTCTGTAATGGCAAAAAGACGACGATCTGAACACTATGTTAATAACAAGGAGTTCCTTGCAGCTATAGTTGCATATAAACTTTCTATTTTAGAAGCAGAGAAATTAGATCAACCAAAACCACGTATTACAAATTACTTGGGTTCTTGTTTTTTAAAGATAGCAACACACCTATCTTACAAACCAAACTTTGTTAACTACATGTTCAAGGATGACATGATCTGTGATGGAATCGAAAATTGCGTTCAATACATTAATAATTTTAATCCTGAGAAATCCTCGAATCCTTTTGCTTACTTTACGCAGATTATACATTATGCGTTTCTCAGAAGAATACAAAAAGAAAAGAAACAATTAGAAATTAAAACTAAGATAATTGAAAAATCTGGATATAGTGAAGTCTTTACTGATGATGGTATGATGGCTGGATCAGAAAGTGACTATAATACAATTAAAGATAATATCAACTATCGCTATAATACTTGATGAGAATAGCTATAATAACAGACCAACACTTCGGAGCAAGGAAGGGGTCGAAACATTTTCATGAGTATTTTAAACAATTTTATGATGAGATTTTCTTTCCTACAATAGAAAAAGAGGGTATTACTACCATAGTTGATATGGGTGATACTTTTGATAATAGAAGAGGTATAGATTTCTGGGCTTTAGATTGGGCAAAGAAACACTATTTTGATCGTCTTAGAGATATGGGCATTATTGTTCATACTATAGTAGGAAATCATACTGCATACTATAAAAATACAAATGAAGTTAATGCTTTATCTTTATTACTAGGAGAGTATAGTAATATTATTTGTTATGATAAAGCTACAGAAATTAAACTTGATAAATTAAATACGTTATTAATACCTTGGATCAATGCAGAGAATGAAGATGAAACATATGATGTAATACAGAAAAGTAAATGTAAGGTTGCAATGGGCCATTTAGAACTTAATGGTTTTAATGCCAATAAGTTTGTTGTTATGGATCATGGTGCTGAAAGAGATGTATATGATAAATTCGATCATGTATTTTCTGGCCATTATCATACTAGAAGTCATCAAGATAATATAAGATATCTTGGCAATCCTTATGAAATATATTGGAGTGATGTAGATGACACTCGTGGGTTTAATTTATTTGATACTGATACATGTGAATTAACTCAAATAGATAATCCATTTAAAATGTTTCATTATGTTCATTATGAAGATACTCCACATCAACTTATTGATGTTACAAAATACAAGGATAAGATTGTAAAAATAATTATTAGAAAGAAAACAGATTCAAAGGCTTTTGAGAAGTTTCTTGATAAGTTTTATAGAGTAAACGTACATGAATTAAAGATTGTAGAGAATTTTATTTTTAATGGTTATTATGATACTGAAGAATATGAGTCAGAAGAAAATGAAGACACTATTAGTATATTAAATAGATATATTGATGACTCTGAATTGTCACTTGATAAAACTATTATAAAAGAGTTAATCAAAGAAGTTTATATGGAGGCCTGCGAGGTTGAGTAATGTACATTCTTTCCGTAAAAGGTAGAGAAGATAATGGTGCTTATGCTGTAGAGAATGAAGATGGAGAAAAAGTTCTGTTTTTATTTGAAGAGGAGGATGATGCTCTTAGATATGCTATGATGATGTCTATGTCTGAAGAAGAGTATCCTCAATTACATGTTATACATGTAGAAGATAATGTTGCCATAGACGCTTGTGAATCGTATGATTACCCATATGTAGTAATTTCTGGTAATGATTTGTTGATCCCTAAAAATTATGATAAGATTTAAAAAAATTAGATGGAAGAATCTCCTTAGTACAGGAAACCAATGGACTGAAATTGATTTTGAAAAAAGTAATAATACTCTTATTATAGGTGGTAATGGTGCTGGAAAATCAACAGTTCTTGATGCATTGACCTTTTCATTATTTAATAAACCATTTCGTAAAATTACTAAAGGCCAATTAGTTAATACTGTTAATGAGAAGGGTTCTCTTGTTGAAATAGAATTTGATGTAGGTACTAGAGAATATAAAGTTGTAAGAGGAATTAAACCCAATACCTTCGAGATATGGGTGGATGGTGTAATGTTGAATCAGAATGCAGCTGCTGCGGATCAACAGAAGTATCTTGAAAATAATATTCTTAAATTAAATTATAAATCTTTTACACAAATAGTTGTTTTAGGGTCTAGTTCTTTTGTTCCTTTTATGCAATTGAGTAATACTCATCGTAGAGAAGTGATTGAAGATTTGCTTGATATTAAAATCTTCTCGGCTATGAATAGTGTAGTTAAAGATAAGATTCGTAAGTCAAGAGAGTCTATAAAGGTATTGGAATTAAAGAAAGAAAGTCTCTCCGATAAGGTAGAAATGCAGAAGTCTTTTATAGGAAAATTAGAGAGTAAAGGTAGAGATGATATACAAACTAATAGAGATAAAATTAAACTTTTAGGTATCGAGGTTAATACTCATATTGAACATAATGAGTTAAAGGAATCTAGTGTTGCAGAATTGATGGAAGAACAATCTACGGTGATTGGGTCTGGTGAAAAGTTAGTGAAACTTAATAATCTTAAAGGTAAAATTAGTCAAAAAGTATCGACTATTACCAAAGAACATAAGTTTTTCACAGATAACATGGTTTGTCCTACATGTACTCAGTCAATAGAAGAAGAGTTTCGTGTAAATAGAATTGCTGACGTTCAAAATAAGTCAAAGGATCTCAGAGAAGGCTTGAAAGAGCTGGAGGAGACTATAAAGTTAGAAGAGGATCGAGAACGTCAGTTCACACAATTATCTAAGGAGATTACTAAACTTACACATGGCATTTCTCAAAACAATACAAGGATTTCTGGCATCCAACGACAGATCGGAGATTTGGAATCAGAAATTCAGAGACTTACCGATCAACTTGCGAATAGAAATACTGAACATGAGAAGTTAGCCAAGTTAAGTGAACAGTTAAATACTACGTTTGAATCATTAGGTGAAGAGAAAGATGATATTCAATATAAGGATTATGTTTATAATCTTTTGAGGGATGGTGGTGTTAAAAGAAAGATCATCAAGAAGTATCTACCTTTAATTAATAAACAGGTTAATAGATATCTTCAAATGATGGATTTCTATATCAATTTTACTCTTGATGAAGAGTTTAATGAAAAGGTACAGTCACCTATTCATGAAGATTTTTGTTATGCCTCATTTTCTGAAGGAGAAAAGATGAGAATTGACCTTGCACTTCTTTTCACATGGAGAGAAGTTGCTGCATATAAAAATTCCACTAATACAAATCTATTAATTATGGATGAAGTATTTGACAGTTCTCTTGATGGATCTGGAACTGATGAGTTCCTTAAGATTATTAGGTTTGTTGTTAAGAATGCTAATATTTTTGTTATCTCCCATAAAGAATCTCTTCTTGAAAAATTTGAAAGTGTAATACAGTTTGAAAAAATTAAAGGATTTAGTAGGATAGTATCATGAAGGTATTAGTTACTGGACATAATGGTTTTATTGGTAGTCATGTTTATTCTCATTTAATCGAACTGGGTTTTGATGTTACTGGTATTGATTTTCCAATTGATATAGGTAACTTTGCAGAGTATAGTGATTTGTATAATCCAAAGTTTGATGTGGTTATTCATCTTGCTGCATTTGCAGCACTTAGAGATAGTATTCAGAATCCAGATAAGTTCTGGGAAAATAATGTAGTAAAGTCTCAACCTGTATTTGATTATTGTAAAGAGAATAATGTCAGACTTTTATATGCTAGTTCTGCTGGAGTGTATGGTTGGTGGATGAATCCTTATGCGATTACTAAAAAGGTAAATGAAATACAGGCACCACCTGATAGTGTAGGTATGAGGTTTTTTAACGTCTGGGCAGAGAATGATAGTAGATCTGATATGTTGTATAGAATGCTTCAGGAGAACACTGCCACGTACCTTACAAGACACAGGAGAGACTGGATACATGTAAATGATGTAGTAAGTGCTATTTGTTGTCTTATACCCAGTAATCATACTGGACCTATTGATATTGGTACTGGTCGGACTACATCTGTTTTAGAGTTGGGTAGGGCTATGGGAAGAGGTAATTTGCCTATTAATGAAGATACGCCTGGGGAGCCAGACAGTTTGTGTGCTGACACAAGAGAACTTTACAAATTGGGATGGTGTCCTACAATAAATATTATGGATGTTGTACAGAACAATGCAAGTTCCGAATTGGCGCCACCACAGTAAGAAGGAGGCCAAAAGAAAGTTAAAACCACAGGCATTACGGTCTGCAAGAGAAAGACGCAGACAGTTATTAAAGTGTCTACGAACCTCCCACAAAGGGAGGTTTTCTAGTATTATGGCCATATAACGAAAGAACTCAATGACTGTCAAACTTGAGATTAAAGATCAACTTGCTAAACTCTTGGCTACAGAGGATTTAATTGTAGAACATAAAAATGTATCTACAGCATCCTTTGATGTTGACAAACGTGTTCTAGTCCTTCCTACATGGGATAGGGCATCGAATAATGTTTATGACCTATTGGTAGGTCATGAGGTTGGCCATGCATTGTATACACCAAATGAGGATCTAAGTAAATTTAAAGCACCTCAAACATATATCAATGTAACTGAGGATGCACGTATAGAGAAATTAATTAAACGTAAGTTTCCTGGCTTAGCTAAGTCTTTCTATCGTGGTTATTGGGAACTCAATGAAAAAGATTTCTTTGGTGTTGAAGATGAAGGTATTGAGAATTTGGCATTTATCGATAGAATAAACTTATACTTTAAAGGAAATGTTGATATACAATTTACTGATGAAGAAAAGGTATTTGTTAAGAAGACTGGTAACACTGAAACTTTTGAGGAAGCATGTAATATAGCTGAAGAGATCTATGCATATAATAAAACTACATCTCAAAAAAATGCATCTATATCACAAGAAGAATCGGATGATGCAGATTCTGAATTACCTGATTATATAGATTCTGATTTAAATAATGGTGATAATGATAACATTGAGGATGGTGATGAATCTAAAGGTGAAGGTGATAATGGAACTGATGATGGTCGCCCTGATTTAGGTGAAGATACTACTGAGTATGAATCTGGTGGTAATAAGTTTGAGATGCCAGAAGAAGGTATAACTGATAGGAATCTTCAAGATAGATTGGAGGAACTTATTAGTGATAATGTTTCCGAGACTGTGTATTTGGAAATACCTGATGTTAATTTAGATAGTGTTATTGTTTCCACTGAAACTATTTGGGGATATTTTGATAAAAAAATTAATGATAGGATAGAATCTTGTAAGGCAGCTAATTTTGAATTTCATGGTATGGATAAATCAGATGATGAATATAGAACTTTTAAAAAATCAGCACAGAAGGAAGTTAATTATCTTGTTAAAGAATTTGAATGTAAGAAAGCTGCTAGTTCTTATGCTCGTACTGCTACTGCTAGGACTGGAGTATTGGATACAAAAAATCTTCATACTTATAGATTTAATGAAGATATCTTTAAGAAGATTTCAGTAATACCTGAAGGTAAAAATCATGGATTGATTTTTATTCTTGATTGGTCTGGATCGATGTATAATGTTATAGAGGATACTGTAAAACAATTATTCAATTTAGTTTGGTTTTGTAGGAAAGTTAATATACCTTTTGAAGTATATGCTTTTACTAATGAGTGGTATAGAAATTGTGATGATAATTCAATACCACAAATACCTTATGGTGAATCATTACATCAAGAGAGTGTTGCAAATCAAATATCTGTTGATAGTGCATTTAATTTATTGAATATTTTATCCAGTAAAACTCGTGCTAAAGATTTTGATGATCATTGTAGAAAATTATTTCATCTTACATCAAATCCTATGACATTTCCTAGATTATGTCTTTCTGGTACTCCATTAAATGAATCAATAATAGCTTTGCATAATATTATTCCTAAATTTAAAAAAGAACAGGGTGTTGAAAAATTAAATACCATTATTCTTACTGATGGGGAATCTCAATCAGTATCATATTTTACAGAGTATACTTCTCACAGTGGTGAGGTTCACATGGGCAAATCTGGTTTTGGTTATAGATGTGTTTTAAGAGATCGTAAACTTGGTAGAATATATAGATCTATTGATGGTTGGTCTGGTGTTACTAAATGTTTATTGACTAATATATCTGAAAAATTTCCTAGTGTTA